ATTATGTTTATAGATGACAATTCATTACGTAAGGAGTTGAAAAATATACTCCTTACCAAAACACGAAACCAAGTAGTAAAGGAAATAAAGTCCAAAGGGTTAAAGATGCACCAATATACAATAGACCGTTTTTTGTCGGGCGCATTGGTAAGCATTAAAACGCTTCGAACCTTAGACGAATACGTATACCGACACCAAAAAGGATTTAAGTAAGTTTAATTAAAATATAAACATTATATTTGATGACAAATTAAACAAAATGGAATGGGTAAGCGTAGTCGCAAAAGACCATAAAGAATGGGTTAAACTTGTAAAAACTTTCGGGGAAGACTTTTACGCGGAAGATATAGTACAGGAATCTTACCTACGTTTGTACCGATATTGCAAACCCGAAAACGTTATTCAAAATGGGCAAGTTAATAAAGGCTTTATGTATTTTGTTTTACGCAATCTTTACTTATTACACGTTAAAAGTGAGAAAAAAGGCGAAGCCGTGAATTTAGATAACTTACCCCTGCTAAAAGACGAACCAACAAACCTACCAAAGGAAGAAGCCTACGCAAGAATGCTAAGTAAGATTTACGAGGAAGTGGATAGTTGGCATTGGTACGATAAACAACTATTTACGATTTATAAAGACACGGACTTAAGCATAAGAGACATAGCAAAAGAAACTACGATTTCGAGCAGTTCTATTTTCAACACCTTAAAGAACTGCAAAAGCAAAGTAAGGAATAAGTTTAAGGAGGAATACGAAGATTACAAAAACGAAGATTTTGAATTAATTAAATAACGCTATGAAATTTCAAAACATTTTAGAAATACTTGAAAACGAACTCGAATTAAGAAAAATAAGAGCTAAAGAATTTTTCCACGAACATTCTAAATTAGAAAGAGAAATAAAAAAACTTAAAGAGGAAAACGAAATTTTAAGAAAAGACTTATTCGAATTAAGTCAAGAACATTTTAAGATTGATTCAAGTAAAATAATAAAAGTAGAACCAAGATTCAAAAAATTTGGATTATAAATTAAATAAACAAGTTATGGGAAGACCAAGAAAAAAACAAGCGGAAGGATTAGGCGATACAGTCGAAAACATTTTAGAAGCAACAGGAATAGCAAAGGTTGCTAAATGGGTAATGGGCGAGGATTGCGGTTGCGAAGAACGTAAGGCAAAGTTAAACGAACTTTGGAGGTACACAAAACCCGAATGCCTAACGGAAGACGAATACACATACCTTGACGATTTTTATACTAACCTAAAAAGCAGCGTAAGTCCTAACCAACAAAGGGAACTATTGAAGATTTACAACCGAGTATTTAAACAAAGAATGCAGCCTACTTCCTGCGGTAGTTGCGTTAGGGAAATAGTCAATAAGTTAAACAAGCTATATTCAATTTACAAAGAAGAAAATGCCAATACCGAAGCCGAATCCTAACGAAGAAAAAAAAGAGTTCGTAATGCGTTGTATGTCTAACGATACGATGAATAAAGAATTTCCAAACACGGACCAACGTTTAGCGGTTTGTTCGTCTACTTACGAGGAATCTAAATTATCAAAACACGAAAACAATGGGACACGGAAGACCAAATAAAATACATTCACCCGAACACCTTTGGGAACTATTCACTGAATACAAAAGACACGTAAAGAATAACCCTATTCTAAAACATACTTTCGTAGGTAAGGAAGGAAGAAGCGAATATAGCGAACTTGAACGCCCTCTAACCATAGAAGGGTTTGAATGTTATTGCGCGGATTTAGGAATAATACAAGACCTATCGAATTATTTTGCAAATTCGAATAATAGATATAAGCGATTTTCAACTATCGTTACGCGCATACGCAAGGAAGTTAGAAACGACCAAATAGGCGGTGGTATGGCGGGAATCTATAACCCAAGCATTACGGCACGTCTAAACAACTTAGTAGAAAAGAAAGAAATTACCAACGTAGAACAACCATTATTCCCCGATGTTTCGGAAGACAACAGCGATACGGAAGATACTGAATCTTAAAAAACGAATTAAGATTATTCAGGGCGGAACTTCTGCGGGTAAGACATTCGGAATAATACCCGTGTTAATCGACAAAGCCGCACGGCAGGAAGGTTTGGAAATAAGTATAGTAGCGGAAACAATCCCACATTTACGAAGGGGTGCGCTAAAGGATTTCCTAAAAATAATGAAGTGGACGGGTAGGTTTTTCGAAGATAGGTTTAACAAGTCACTTTTAAGATACGAGTTCGCAAACGGAAGCGTAATAGAATTCTTTTCCGCGGATGACTCTAGCAAACTACGGGGTGCAAGGCGCGACATTCTTTATATCAACGAATGCAATAACGTTACCTTTGATTCCTATAACGAGTTAGCTATTAGAACACGAAAGGAAGTTTATTTAGATTTTAACCCTGCTAACGAATTTTGGGTTCACACCGAACTAAAGAACGAACCTGATTCGGACTTTTTAATTTTGACGTACAAGGATAACGAAGCGTTAGACCAAAGCATAATAGACCAAATTGAAAAGAACAAAGAGAAAGCTAAAACTTCTACGTATTGGGCGAATTGGTGGAAGGTGTACGGAGAGGGTCAATTAGGAATGCTCGAAGGAGTTGTTTTCTCAAATTGGAAACAAATAGACACGATACCCAAAGAAGCGAAGTTGTTAGGAATAGGTTTGGACTTTGGTTACACGAACGACCCGACTGCGATAATAGAAATATACAATTACAACGGGCAACGGATAGTTAACGAGGTAGCCTACCAAACAGGGTTATTAAATAGCGAAATAGCGAAACTACTACCAAAACACGTACCCGTTTACGCTGATAGTTCCGAACCCAAATCAATAGACGAAATAAAACGCTTTGGGGTAACGATTAAAGGGGTAACAAAAGGCAAGGATTCGATAAACTACGGAATAGACGTTATTCAGCGTAACGAATACTTAGTAACGTCAAACAGCGGTAATTTAATCAAAGAATTACGCTCGTATGTTTGGGACACCGACAAACAAGGCAAGCGCTTAAACAAGCCTATCGATTTTAATAACCACGCTATCGACGCATTTAGATACCACGAAATGGAAACGTTAGGCATAGGGGCAAATTACGGAAGCTATGCAATACGGTAAGACGGACGATTTACAGGTAATGATTACTCGTGTTGAACAATACATACACGAGCGTACAGGCAAACGAGTAAGAATAGTATTTAATAATATGGCGCGGTTTCCCGTTCACTTCGAAATGCTTTTGAAGGCTTACGAGTTTGTTATGAGTTACAAAAACGAAAATAAATAGTTTAATAAATATGCGAATAGAAATAGACGTACCGAGTTCGATTAGTGAAATACCTTTAGCCAATTACCAAAAATTCCTAAAGGTTCAGCAAAATTCCAATGACGAGGAATTTATAGCGCAAAAAATGATTGAAATTTTCTGCGGAATAGAATTAAAGGACGTTGTTAAAATGAAGCTCAATAGCATTAACGATTTAGTGTTACATTTCAACGAAATCTTTTCCGTTAAACCAAAGTTTCAACCGCGATTCAAAATAGGCGGAATGGAATACGGATTTATACCCGACCTTGAAAATATAAGTTTCGGGGAATACGTGGACTTAGATAACTACCTATCTAATTGGGACGATTACCACAAAGCTATGGCAGTAATGTACCGACCAATTACGGAAACACGAAAAGACAAATATAACATTTTTGAATATAACGGAGCATCCGAGTTTAGCGATGCTATGAAGTACGCGCCTATGGACGTTGCAATAGGGGCGAGCGTTTTTTTTTGGACTTTAGGAAACGAGTTATTAAGCGCTACCCTAAGTTATTTGGAGAACGAAGTGAAGCAGATGAACGAACAAGCGATTTTAGCGCACGAACCCAATTTGGGAAAAAATGGGGATGGTATTCAAGTATCTACGGACTTGCTAAGGGCGACCTTACAAAATATGACGAAGTTACAAAATACGGATTATTTAAATGTCTCACCTATCTTACATTCGAGCAGGAAAAAAACGAAGTTGAACTAATGGAAATAAAAAAGAATAAAATATGAACGGATATTACTCCTTACTAGACCAACTAAGAACGCATTTTAACGCAGACCCGTTAGTTAACACCGTTTCGCAAGGTTCGATTTTTAACGTTGACTTAGGAAAGCAAACTATATTCCCGTTAGTTCACGTTATGGTTAATCAAGTTACGTTTAATGATAACGTAATGACTGCGAACGTTACTTTACTTGCAATGGATAACGTAAGCCAACGAAAAGAGGAAGCACCGAACACCTTTGAAACTGCGGACAACGAAATAGACGTACTTAATACTCAACTTGCGATTCTTAATCGAGCGTTCGAAATGCTTAAACACGGAAACATTTGGGACAACCTATACCACTTGAATGGTGCGCCTGTATGCGAGCCTTTTATAGAACGCTTTGAGAATTACTTAGCGGGTTGGGCTATGACTTTCGATGTTGACTTCCCTAACGATATGACACGCTGTTAATGGAAAAGGAGTTACAACTTAAAGCACTCGAGGAATTTCGCGACTATGTAATAGCAAAAGCGAAAAGTAACCTACGTCAAAAATCCGCTTCAGGAAAATTAAAAGATTCGTTAAACGCGCAGGTAAAGGTTATGCCAAATTCTATTCGTTTATTTTTTGAAATGGAAGAATACGGGTTTTATCAAGACCAAGGGGTAAAGGGTGTAAGTAGTGGACGAAGCCTAAGTAACTTTAGGTTTGGTTCGGGTTCGGGTAAAAAAGGAGGACTAACCGAAGGAATAAAAAAATGGGTTAAATATCGTAGCATTCAATTTAGAGACAAGAAAGGAAGGTTTTTAAGTAGCGACGCTACGGCAATGCTTATAACACGTTCTATTTGGCAAAAAGGAATAAAGCCTAGTATGTTTTTTACAAAGCCATTTGAACAAGCATTTAAAACATTACCAAACGAAATGATAGATGCTTACGGTTTGGAATCCGAGGAACTATTTGATACAATAATGAAAGAAAATATGAAAAACTATGGCTATAAATAGAATATACGCACGAAGCCCGTACATTATCGAAGTGGACGAAGTAGGGCAAAGCGGAAGTAAGGTAGAGTTATACATTTACACGAACGGAAGCACCCCGCCAACCTTACCGACTTACACGCTTGAGAAGTTAATTCCCGCGAGTAATAACACGCAAACGTTGTACAACATTTCCCCGTATTTAATGGAGTATATTACGCACGATACATTTAGCAGTAATTACCAAACGGATAACTCTCCTTTGTCCACGGCTCAATATATTTGCGTTGACGTGAAACGATACAAATTAGTTTTGAACACTTACACGTTATTAAACACCTTTACCTATTTTGCTTTTGACGGGTTTGGGTATTATTCGCAAGGTTACAACCCACCGCATACTGCGCAAGGTTTAGCGCAATTAGACGAAAAAAATTACTATTATTGGGCTGATTCCAATAACAACCCTTTGTCAAATAACCTTCAAAGGGCGGGAACGATAACGGCTTATTTACCTACGAACTACTACATTAAATATACGCAACTCCAAACGGGTTTAACGTACACTACCCCCGTAGTTCCTGCGGATAACATTTACAACGTTTACAGGGTTTACCCAAGTTACTACCTTACAGGCAACAAAGTAGAAATATTTACAAACCTAAATGTACTAATTTGGGAGGCTACATTTTACCCAATCGAGGAATGTTACTACGATGTAATTACTTTGGACTTCGTAAATATGTACGGATGTTGGCAACGTGAATTTTTCTTTAAGGCTTCTTACGAAACTTTAACAACGTCAACAACGGAGTTTAATTTAATGCAAGAAATGGATTTATTTGGAAGTTGGGACACAAACCTAAACCAACGGCAAACATTTAACACCAACGGGATAATAACGCATAGATTAAACACGGGG